CAGCCTGATTACGGAAATGGGTCTGGAAGGACGCGATTACTTAGTTCATGGTTTGCGTTCAGACAACGAAGGCGACGGTATAAAGCTCCTCATGGCTATCGCGTGGCAGGGAGACGAACCAGTAAAAGAGATTATGTTTGCGGATCAGGCGTGGTCGCTCACTCGACGATACATAGAAGGCCGTATTGACTTAGATACGTTTATTAGAGTCATAAAATCAGTCGAGGAAAACATGGAGAGAGTAGAATTTAATGAGTCCGGTAAACCAGTTGAATATCCAGACGAAGAATCAACTTGAACATTGACAATTAAACTGAGCGGATGCGAAGGATGGAAGCTCCGGATTATGGTTCCTAATTCCAATGGTCATTATTTGATTATCGCAAATCAAGATGAACCATAAGGCAATAGCTGGACCGCGTAGCAGTTCGCGACTGCAAAATCCGCTCAGTTTAATTGTCGTAAACAGATTATAACAATTTAATATTGCCCGGCCTGATACTACTCAGGCGGTACGCAGAAAGTCCCAACGTAGGCACTCTCCAAACGGAGCAGTGTCTTTTTTTATATCCAAAGGAGCGTATAGAAATGGACAATGAAAACGCAGACACAATGAACAGGATGCCAGGTGGAACAGGTGAGGGTCCGGGCGGTCAATGCAAATGCCCTGACTGCGGACACACGGCCGACCACGAAACTGGTATGGCTTGTAATCAACAGAAGTGTTCGGAGTGCGGTGCAGAAATGATTCGGGTATAGAGGAGCAAATTATGGCTGAACACTGGATGGAAATACTAAGACCCGGCGAATGGAATGAATTCGATTTCAGTGCAAGTTATATTCGGGATTTACAGGCCAGTTATGATCCTACCGAAATAGAAGCACCCCTTGTGGTCGGACATCCTGACCCGTTCGGACCTGAGCAACCGGCTTACGGCTGGGTAAAAGCTCTTGAAATCAGAAAGCAGACCGATGCAGAAACAAACGATGATATAAGTTTGTGGGCATTGACAGATTTTAATGATGAAGCCGAAAACATGATCCGGGAGAAACAATTCCCTAAACGGTCAGTCGGTGTTGCAAACAAGAAAGGGATTCCATATCTCAGGCATGTAGCATTACTTGGAGCGTCGAACCCGGCGGTTTCAAGTCTCGAAGATGTCAAACTGAAAGAATTATTTAAAGCGGAGGATGGAGTCATCGTCACGCTATCGGTCAGCGACAAGATGATTGAATTGGTCTGGGAAAGTAAAGAAAAGGAATACTCGTACAGGCTACGCCCACCGACCCGGTTCATGGATGACTCGATAAAGAGCTTCAATATCAAGGGTGTAACTGGTATCAAGGCCGTCAGTGGAAAGTTAAAAGGACAGTATGTACCGGAGGGACGTAAAGCCGATTCGATGGTTGTACAGTCTCTTCGATTTGATAAAAAAGAATTTGACCTGAGTGCTGCAAAGGCATGGGTCACATCACACAAAAAGGAGTTATCGAGAATGAGCGAAACAATCACTCTCACAGAGGATGAACAAATCCTCAAGCTCAAGGCTGACAACGCGAAACTTCAGGCCCAGATGGATGAAACCGTTAAAGATTCCCAGGAACAGAAACTGGTAGCGGAAAAGGCCATTGCCGACCTTGAGGTCATTCGTCTCGCAGCCCTTGAGGGCAAATTTGAACACGAACTCAATGCACTTGTCGATGACGGTAACGGTGTCCCTGCCTACATAGAAGCGGGAGTACACAAGGCACTTGTCGCGGTCGATGGGGTCGAAGTAACGCTTGCAGATGGTAAGACTATCAACGCGAGTACACTTTTCATGAACACGCTGAAGGCGATGCCAAAGGTTATCGAGACCAAGGAAGTTTCCGGAGCCACGGGAGACAAGGATAAAGTCGATCTCACCGCTGGTATTCCGGCTGATGACAGGTTCCACAAAGCAATGGCCGGATACAAGGCCGAAGGTAAGAGCGTAATCGGCTTGGAATTTGTCGAATTGGCAAACAAGATCGAGAAAGAAGAAAAATGCTCACCTATGGAAGCGGCCAGGAAAGCAATGACTCTCGGATCACAGGGAGGTAAATAATAATGGTTGATTATGAAAGCACTTATATGCGAGATCGTGGACACAAGTGCAAAAAGTCAGGCCAGGGAATGGGTAAGGAATTTGTGGCTGGCGAGACAATCGCCGCCGGAAAATTCGTTATGTTCTCCGGTGCTGATGATATCACTGTTGTTGTATGTACAGCCGCCGGACCCCTCATCGGGGTAGCGATGGATGACAGAACAGTCGGACAGACTATTCAAGTCCAGATGGACGGCTTCCATTGGATCGTTATCGGCACTGCCGCCAACCTCGTACCTGGCGAATGGGTTGAATCAGATGCCAGTGGAATGGGTGTTGAGTATACATGCCCTGCTTCTGGGGCTGAAACCACGCTCGGGGGCATTCTCCTTTCGACGCCTGTTGATGACGAAGACTGTGTCTGTATTAAAATCCAGCCCGACAGAATGTGTTCTGTCGTGATCGAATAAGGAGGACCATACTAAATGCCAGATTATTCAAGTGATTATATGCGAGATCGTGGTCATTCCTGCAAGAAGTCAGATCAGGGTATGGGTAAAGAATTCGTTGCTGGCGTGGGTGGTGTTACCCAGGGCACGTTCGTAAAATTTGCAGGTACGGATGACATCACTGTCATTACGTGTACGCTGCAAGGCCCGTTAATCGGTGTAGCAATGGACACTGTTGGCGTTGGCGATACGGTAGAAGTCCAGATGGACGGCTTCCATTGGATCCAGGTCGGTACTGCCAGTGCGCTTATATCGGGCGACTGGGTTGTATCTGACGCAACAGGCATGGCGATTGAGCTTGCATGTCCTGCCGTTGGAAATCAGACCACGATGGGTGGATACATCCTCTCAACACCCGAAGCAGATGATGACTGTGTTTGTCTCAAGGTTCAGTTAAAGAAAAACTGTTCAATTCAGCGAGCATAAAGGCCACTGTGCCATTAAATAAGGAGAAAATAACATGAGTTCAGGACAAAGTACACCTGGAATCTATGAAGTCCATACCAATGCCGTGTTGACAAATTTGATGGCACGGCTTATGGATGGTGGCGATTTCGTCATTAATCAGGCGTGGCCGATTATTAAGGTCAAGAAAGAAAGCGATAAATATTTCATTGACAATGATCGTGGCCACCTGAATCCGAAGGGTCCGGATACATTCCGAGCTCCCGGTATGGTTGCTCAGAACTTTGACTTTCATGTCACTGACGGCAACTATGAGTGCGTCGAACACGCTCTGAAGCGTCCAGTACCGGATCGTGTCCGTGACAATGCGGATGAACCGTTAAAGGGCGAACTTGCCGCGGTCGACAAGATGTGTCGGGCGATTAACCTGAAATTCGAAATGGAATTTCATGATTACGCCTTTACCATCGGTAATTACCTTGCCAACAACATCATTGTGGCGACGTCACCGTGGTCGAATCAGGCAACATCAACGCCTGAGCAGGATATCGATCTTGCGAAACTCTCGATTATGGAAAGCGCGGGCGTGTGGCCGAACCACATTATCATACCTGAGAGCATCTATCGTGATCTGAAAGTTCACCCGGATGTTGTTCAGTACATGGTAGCTTACGAAGCCGCAATGAATCGCCTCCAGACCGGTTCACTTCCACAGTATCTGTTCGGGCTGAAGGTAATCGTACCTGGTGTCATTTATGACGCCGCGAATCCTTGTCAGGATGCCGATATCACCATGCTTTATGATGATTGTGATGTTGTCGTATTCTACAAGGAAGAGAATCCCGGTGTGACCACTGCTACATGGGGCGGTCAGTTCCGGCATATCCGAAACGGTGAAGGTCCGTGTCGTGTAAGAACATGGCGTGATGAACCTGCCGAAGCTACCGTTACCGAGGTTTCCGTGTTGAGTCATCCAAAAGAGATCAACCAGGGAGCCGGTGCGATTGTTACGGGTCTGTGTACTACAGGCACAAGCTAATTTTAAAAGGAGCGTATAGACTATGGCTAAGTTAGTAACTTATCAGGCAGTAACCAAAATAGGCATCGTGAAAGCGAGTAAGGGTCATGCCGGAATGCAGGCACGACGCGTTGGTGAACAGTTCACGCTGAACATTAACGATTCTTTCGAAAAGGCGATTCGCGACAGGCTATTCCGTTTTGGAGCGATACTGCCAATTAATGAACCCGACCTCCCCATTATTCAAGGGACTTTAGACTACGATGTGGGGCGGGCCGATGAGCCTGCCCCCACTTCCACAGAAGCCGTTGAATCTGTCGAAGTGATTGAAACGGAACCAATCGAACTTTACGAAGTTACGGATCCATCTGTACCTGCTGAACCATTCCCACTTGATGCACCAATTGGTACTTTGATTGATATCCTTACTCCCGAAATCGTGGATACGCTGAAACGCGCAGGCGTTAAAACCATCCGTGATCTTGAGAAACGTGAAGACAACGATCTTAGAAGTATCAATGGTATCGGTGGTAAGCGTTTAACCGGACTCCGGGATGCTTATAACGTCCTCAAGGCAAAGGAAATGGAGACAGATCATGGCACGGTATCTAACGATTAGGACGTGTCACACCGGCTGTAGGCATCGTTCAAGGACTCTTGCGCCAGAAGGCGTTGTTATTGATTTGCCGGAGAATAGCCCAAGGGCTAAGACATGGCTCTCAAAGCGATGGATTAAAAAGGTGGCAGATGATACACCGCTGACGCCGCCGAAGGATTACAAGGCAAAGATGGCCCAGGCAATGTTCGGTGTTCCGGGCACAAAGAAGAGTAAGCGAAAATGACAGCACGAGATATATCAAATCGCTATACGACCATCGAGCGGCTTGTCCTGAGTCAAGGTGAGCGCGATCTTGCTGATGCCTGTGACCGTACTGGGCAAAGTAAGATTGATGCAGAACTTGTTCAGCAGAAGCTGCTCGATATTATCTACATGGCCTCCAGGACCGTCGATGGTTATCTCATCCCAGATGAAAAGCTTTGCATTTTGTTCCTGTATGGGATATATTTTGTGATGGAAATTATAAGGAGACGATTGTGCTTAAATTTAGTGCTAAT